TGTGATGGCTGCCATACGTAATTACCCGCGCTATATTTAATGCATGGTAAAAATCGCCCGAACCCAGAACGCCATCACCGACAGGCAAGGATCCTGCTACGGGTAAATTCGTGGCGGGTAATCGCTTCTGGGAACAACGGTCATCGCACGGCGCAAACCCTAAGTTTGAAAAAGCCAGCGATCTATGGGACGCTTGCGCAGAATACTTTGAATGGAACGCTGACAACCCGCTTTATGAGGCTCGACCGTTCGCGTTTCAGGGTTCAGTCACCATTGCACGTGTTGAAAAGATGCGGGCGATGACGATCGGTGGGCTTTGCATGTTCCTGGATGTGACGTTCAAGACGTGGACGGATTGGCGCACAGATCGTTCCGATTTATCTCATGTCATAGCGTGGGCCGAAAATGTGATCTACCGTCAGAAGTTTGAGGGCGCTTCTGCTGACATGCTAAACCCGAATATAATTGCCCGTGATCTTGGCCTTGCCGACAAAAAGGACTTGTCGTCCACCGATAAAAGCATGTCGCCAAAGGCCGCCCTGGACCTGTCTCGCCTGTCACCTGAAGCACTGGCGGAAATTGGCAGGCTTTCCGATGCTGCCGACGATTGACGACGCACTGGCGGCTGATAAGCTCGCGTGCAGTCGATCCCTTGCCTATTTCGTAGAGCGCGCATGGCGTCACATCATCCCTGACACGTATCAGCACGGGTGGCACATAGACGCGATCTGCGAGCACCTGGAGGCGGTCAACGCCGGGCAGATTACGCGGCTGCTGGTTAATGTCCCGCCCGGCACGTCCAAGTCGACCCTGATCGGCGTAATGTATCCGGCGTGGCTTTGGGGGCCAGCGGGCAAGCCTGAGCACCGATACATCGGCGCGGCTCATGAGCAGGGTTTGGCAGTGCGCGACAACCGGATGATGCGCGAACTGGTCAACTCCCCTTGGTATCAAAGGCGCTGGCCGATTTCGATGATGGGCGACCAAAACGAAAAGCTGTATTTTGAAAACGAGCATCGTGGATTCCGTCAAGCCTGCGCCGTGGCGTCAATGACGGGCCGCCGCGGGGGCACGGTGGCGTGGGACGATCCTTTATCGCCGGAAAAGGCAAACAGTCCAACGCACCGCGAAACGGCAATCCGCGTGCTGTCCGAAACCGTGCCCACCCGCTTGAGCGATCCGGCAAAATCTGCAATCATCGTGGTCATGCAGCGGCTTCACGAGAAAGACCCAAGCGGGCACATTATCGCCAGTGATCTGGGATATGAGCACCTACGCATCCCGATGGAATTTGATCCGGCGCGGCGATTTACAACATCGATTGGCTGGACGGACCCGCGCCAGACCACCGGCGAATTGCTGGATCCTGTCAGGTTTCCGCCAGCAGTCATCGAGCGCGACAAAAAGGCGATGGGGTCTTACGCGTGGGCCGGTCAGATGCAGCAGCTACCCAGCCCCGCCGGGGGCGGCATATTCCGCTCCGACTGGTGGCAGTATATGGACACCGCCCCGCCTATCGAGTGGCGGTCGATCTATGCCGACACGGCGCAGAAAACCAAAGAGACGAACGATTATTCAGTGTTTCAATGCTGGGCCGGTCGCGCACAGGGCAGGCTGTTTTGCTGGACATGGTGCGCGGTAAATGGGAAGCGCCCGAATTGCTGGAACGTGCCCGCCAATTCTGGGCAAAGCATAACGCGATTGACGGTCAAGGGGCGCTGCGGTCATTCAATGTCGAGGATAAGGTGAGCGGCACGGGTTTGATTCAGCAGTTGAAGCGTGAGGGCGTCCCGGTCTTGCCGATCAAGCGCAACATCGACAAAATAACGAGGGCATATGACGCCGCGCCGTTCATCGAAAGCGGTAACGTGACACTGTTACGGGGCGTGCCGCACCTGTCCGATATGATGGCAGAGGCGGAGGGCTTCCCAAACGCCGCGCACGATGATACGCTTGATCCGATGATGGACGCGGTATCCAGTATTTTACAGGGTTCAATCAATTCATGGGCTGGAACAATATGACAATCATGGACGGCCTGCGCAACATCGTCGCCAATCTCGGCACGGATCGCGACAAGGCATCGCACACCCATTATTACAACACCACAATCGCCGACGATCAGCTTGTCGCCATGTATCGCACCAGCGCCATTGCCCGCAACGTGGTGGACCTGCCCGCAGAGGATGCGACCCGTGAATGGCGCGAATGGCAGGCCGACGCGGAACAGATCAGCGCGATTGAAGCTGAGGAAAAGCGTCTGGGCTTGCAGGGCAAGACGATGCAAAACCTCAAGCGCGCGCGGCTGTTCGGCGGCGCTGCAATCTATATCGGCACGCGCGACCTGGACGCATCGAAGCCGCTGGATCCGGCCCGGATCGGCAAGGGCGGGCTGCAATATCTTGCGGTTTTGAACAGGTCGGAAATTACCGCCGGTGAAATCCAGCGCGACCCGCGCCTGCCGGGGTTTGGCAAACCGATCATGTATCGGATGAATCCTGCCACCGGCGCATCGGTTGATATCCACCCAAGCCGTCTTGTCATCGCTACAGGCGAAGAAGTGTCAGACGATAGATACTCCGCACATCCCGGATGGGGTGACAGCACGTTGAACGCCACGATCAGCGCCGTGCGGAACCTCGACGCCGCCATTGCCAACGTCGCGTCGCTCGTGTTTGAGGCTAAAGTTGATGTGATCGGCGTCAACGGATTCAACGAGGGGCTGCGCAGCGGTGGCCAGTCGTATGAGGATGTTGTGCTGGCCCGAACCAGCCTGACGGCGCGCGGCAAGGGCATCAACGGCGCGCTGCTGATGGACGCCGAGGACACATACGATCAGAAAACCGCCAGCTTTGCCACGCTGCCGGACATCATCGACCGCTTTATGCAGATGGTATCTGCGGCAGCGGGCGTTCCGATGACCCGGCTGTTCGGCATTGCGGCAGCGGGGATGAATGCGACGGGTGCGGGCGATGAAAAGGTTTATTTCGACCGCGTGAGGGTCATGCAAACGCTCGATCTTGATCCGGCAATGGAAATCCTGAACGAATGCCTGATCCGGTCGGCGCTGGGTAATCGCCCGCCCGAATTGCACTGGACGTGGCGTCCGCTATTCCAGCCAACGGCCAAAGATCGGGCCGATATGGGTAAGGTTCTTGTTGACAGCGTGAAAGTTCTTTATGACATGGACATCTTGCCACAAGAGGCGCTTGCGGATACAATCGTAAACACGCTGACCGAAAGCGGGGCATTTCCGGGGCTGGAAGGCAAAGTGAAAGAGTTTTTTAACGTGGTGGAGTCAGACGAATGAAAATCACAGACGCCGCCACGCTTACAGGTGCCCGCGTCACAGACGAAGGGTATCTGGTCGCCAATGTCCGCACGGCCCGCATCGGCACGCAGGACTATCGAGGCTCTGAACTTGACCGGCCCGACCTGGACACTGTGACAGTTTACCGTGACGAGTCTGATGTATTCCGCAAGGCATCGCTGCAAACCTTCGGCCTGTTGCCGGTCACTGATGACCACCCCGCTGATCTGGTAACGGCTGACACGGCCCGCATGGTTTCGGTCGGCACCACGAATGAGGAAGTGCTGCGCGACGGCGAGTATCTGCGGATCGGGATCAAGCTGACCGACGCCGCCACGATCCGCAAAGTGCAGGACGGCAAGCGCGAATTGAGCGTAGGATATACCTCGGAATTGGTATGGGGCGACGGCATCGCGCCGGACGGGACCGCGTATCAGGCGCGGCAAACAAACATCGTGGGAAACCACATCGCTATTGTGGCAGCCGGACGCGCTGGCCCACTGGCAAGAATCGGTGACGCTGAACCAATCACTGTAGCGGGGTGGGGCGCATCCCCCATCACAGACGAAAAGGACGTAATCATGGCAGACGCCATTCAAACGCGGACAGTCCTGATTGACGGTCTCTCCGTCGTCACGACCGACGCGGGCGCGCAGGCGCTTGAAAAGCTGCAGGGACAGATCACAGATGGTCAGACGGCACTGGCCGCCAAGGACGGCGAACTGGCGGCCAAGGACGTCGAACTGGCGGCCAAGGACGCCAAGATGGCCGAAATGGCCAACGCCACATTATCCGACGCGGATCTTGACGCCAAAGTCGCGGCCCGCGCTGATCTGATCGGCAAGGCCAAGGCAATCGCCAAGGACGTGGAAACGACCGGCCTGTCTGACGCTGCCATTCGCAAGGCCGCTGTCGTGACGGTTCTGGGCGATGCAGCTTTGACCGGCAAATCCGACGCATATATTGATGCGCGCTTTGACATTCTGTCAGAGGATGCTGCCAAAGGTGACCCGGTGGCTGATGCACTGACAACTGGCGTGACGGTTGCGACCGACGCGCGTGCCGAATACGTCAAGAGCCTCGGCACGGCCTATCTTCAACCCGTTGGCAAAGGAGCGTAAATCATGCCTATTCAAGACGCATTCGGGGCCGCTGTTGATGCAATGCCCGTGGCCCTTCCCGGCATGATTGCAGAAGGCCAGCAAGTCAAAGACGTGGTGTCCAAGCGGGTCACCACTGCACCAGTTGCGTTCGGCCTCGCGGTCGGTCGTGATGGCGTCATCGACGGAGCGGTCAAACTTGGCGGCACCGGCTTTGAAGGCATCGCAATCGCCGACAAGAGCCGCGTTGGCGACGAATATATCGTCGGTGAAATGGCGGGCATCTTGCGCAAGGGCACGGTTTGGGTCACAGCATCGACTGCGGTTGATCCTGGTGATGCAGTAACCTTTACCGCCGCGACCGGAGTGATTGGTGAGGGTCTTGCCATCACGATTGCCGGGGCAAAATTTGAAACTTCGGGCGGGATCGGTGATCTTGTTCGTGTCTATCTGCCGTAAGGAGCAAAGACAATGAACACGCAGATCATGGACGCGCCCGCAGCTTTGGGTTTCGTCATTTCGCAGCGCAGCCACATCGAAGCCGAGGTGATGCGCAAACCCTATCCGACAATCCTCTACCCGCGCTTGATGCAGGTGGACACGTCGGCAAATCAATTCGCAGCATCCGTCACGTTCTTCACGCAGGATTCGGTCGGGCGCGCAAAATTCATCAACGGCAAAGGGGACGACATCCCGCGCGTTGATGTAACGACCGGCAAGTTTGAGCAGACCGTCAATATGGCGGGCGTCATGTATTCCTATTCGATTGAGGAAATTGGCGCGGCGGCACAACTGGGCACGAACCTGCCCACTGAGTCGGCAAATGCGGCGCGGATGGCGTATGAGCAGCTGGTCAACAGCACGGCGCTGATCGGCAATGCTGACATGGGGATTGAAGGTCTCTTCAACACCACAGGCATCACATCGGTTGCGTCTGCGGCGACGTTCGCACTGTCCACGCCACAGGCGATCCTCGCGTTCATTAACGGCCTGCTGACCGGCATCAAGTCGGCAAGTCTTGGAACGCAGATTGCGGATACCATTGTGCTGCCGATCGCTCAGTTCGGTGATTTGGCCACCCGCCAGATCGCGCCGGAAAGCGATGTGACGATCCTCGACTTCATCCGGCGCGCGAACGTCTACACCGCCCAGACTGGTCAGCCGTTGAACGTCTTTTCTGACTACAACCTGACCAACAAGATGGTGGCTTATCGCAACGATCCGAGCGTGGTGAAGTTGCACATGCCGATGCCGCTGATGTTCCTCGCACCCCAGGCTGTAGGGCTTGAAGTGCGGAGCTACGGCGCATTCCGGTTCGCGCCGGTCAGCATCCGCACCCCAGCGGCTGTGAGATATGGGACTGGTTTGTAACTATGACAAAGCACACTAGCACATACCCCGGCACGCTGGTCATGCCTGACGGCACTGAGGTCAAACTCGGTGGCGACGTTCCTATCTCCGCCGATCTGGCGAAGACTGAGGGCGTCGCCGGATGGATTGGCAGCGGGTGGCTTGTGCCGATGACCGCCAAGGCCGAAGCTGACGCCAAGGCGGCACAGCCCGTCATGCCAACTGGCAAAAAATAACCATCGGGCGGGCTGTCATGGCCCGTCCATTCATTGGAGCGTCACATGATCGGCACCACCACAGCACTGATCGCATATGCCGGGGCGCGCGGCACGGTAATCGCTGACGACGCCGCGACTTTGCAGGCGCTTGTTCGCGCATCCGATTACATACAATTCACATATCTGGACGGATCGACCTGCACCGTTGATAGCGACAATGTTGAGGAAGCTACATACGAGGCGGCCATTGCCGAGGTGGCAACGCCGGGCATCTGGACCAAGACATTCACGCCAGCCGAACAGAAGGTTCTTGTCGGCGTGGGCGATATTAAATGGCAAGTGACGGGTGACGCCAGCAAGGGCGGCGCGTCCGTTCCAAGGTCCACCAAAATTGAAACCATGTTGCGCCAGTGCATCGGCGGCGGGCTTTACGGTTACTCGACCGGCCCGAGGCTGATATGAGCGGGGCGGATATCACGGCAGACGTTCAGGCAGCCTATGTCGAAGCGGGCATTGCGGCGGGCAACGGCACGGGCGCGCCGATTGTTACGATCAGCCGACCAGGCACGCCCACTGGCCCGGAATGGAACCCCACACCCGGCGCGCCTGTTAATCACGTATTCGTCGCCAAACCGTCATCCAAGGCATACACTCAGCGGACTGGCTTGGCATTGGGTGCGGGTGAGTTGGTCTATTCGCTGGTGAACCGCGGCGTGACGATCACCCCTAGCACATCGGATGTGCTGACAATCGACGGCATAAATTGGCCCGTGCAGGATGTTATCCCTATGGACTCGGCGGGCTTTGTCATATCCTGGCTGGTGAAGGTGATCAAATGACATATAAAGGAAACGATCATGGCACGAAATGACAATGTCGAAATCCCGCCCGCAGTCTGGACGCAACTGACCAACGCGAATGCTTCGTCAATCAGGGTGCAGTCGGTTAGCGCCACCGAAATGATGTTGCAAGCAACGAATGGCGCTACAGCACCATCGACGATGCTGGGCACAATTGTATTGGGTGGCGGGAATGTCCTTGCTGCTGATATGACGATTGCGCAGCTTTGGCCGGGTGTGGCTGGAGCAAACCGCGTTTGGGCGTTTGCAAACACTGCGTCGGTAGCTTCCGTAAGCCATGCAGATGCGTAACCTAGCCTTTCGGGATATGCGGCTTCCCCGGCTAGGGGCAATGCGATCCGGCGGATTCTTCCCCGCGTCCCTATTCGCAGGCGGCTCCATAGGAGACGCATTTATCCCAGAGCGCGAATTTACCTACACAAAGTCAGGCGGGGGCGTTTATGAGCGTGTGACGACTACAGGCGACGAAGTGGCACGTTTGACTGGTATGGTCAACGGTATCAATTTCGATCAGGACACGGTCCCCAAGCGCCCAACGTACACAGAGGGCGGCGGGCTTTCATGGCTGGCGTTTGACGGGGTGACGACGCAATGGAAATCCAGAACGCGGCGTTTAGTTTCACAGGGGATCAATCGGTGTGGGTTGCTGCCAAGCACGATACAGGCACTGCTGGGGTCAATATCTACCTTATGGGCGGAAACGACAAAGGATACTTGTTTGTTACTGGGGGGGCCCCGCGCAGGATGCGTTTTATCCCCATAAATAATCCCGGTGGTGCGATTTCAACGTCTGCAATTGGTACATCTCCAATAGTTTTCGGTGGTGCTTGGGATAGGTCTTCCGGCGATACCTCTCTAAGAGAGAACGGCGTAGAGTACACCGCATCTAAAACACCAGCAGACGTTACTGTCCCAGTAGTTACGTTTCTGGGGGGCGGAAATCCAAATGGAGCCAATTGGGACGGAAACATTTATGGAGCGGTTATCGTTAATAATCTGACAACAGCGTCAGAAACGGGAGAAGTTGAAGCCTACCTCGCTGGAAAATCAGGAGTGACGCTATGAGACTAACAATCGCTTGCCCCGCCGCTTGGCGACCTGACGCAAATCACTTTGCAATGGCGCTTGGGTCTGGCCCTGCCGAGGCCCTAACCTACGGCAGTTTGAACTGGCTGGACACTGCGGGCAACCTTTACGCCTGTGCCTCGCTCATAGTGTCAGACACATTCGTCAGTAAGGCCCAATCAACGCTGTCTCGTCCAGCGTGGGACGTTGACAACATTATAGACATGGCAGGGGCCAATCGCGCACAAGCGGCGCTGGTGTTCAGCCTGACGCCTGTGACGGCCATGCCCGACAAGTTGACGGCCTGTGTGGGTGACGACGCGCTGGCAACGCTCGCCGCGATGGGGCTGACGCAGGTTGAGGTGGATGTATGACAACCCGCGACACTCGCAAAGCGTTCTTGAAATTGCTGGATGACACCTGGCCCAGCGTCCGGTCGGAGTTTGTCGCGGCAATGCGACAGGCGCGGGCTGGCGTTGATATGAAGGCGCTTGAAGCTGCCATTGCGCGGGGCGATGTGGACGCTGCGTTTCGTGCGCTGCGGTTCGACGCCGCCGATTTGTTCAAAACAGATACTGCAATTACGGCGGCACTGGCGGCTGGCGGCAATTACCAGATGGGTGCGTTTCAGCACGCCACCCGCCGCGCGCCGATTGCCAGCCGGATTGTGCAATCCTTCGGGGGGCGGAATGAGCGGGCCGAGCGGATTGCGCTGGAACTTGGATCGAAGCTGGTGACTGAGGTGGTGGACGACACGCGCGTGATGATTGCCCAGACGATCCGGGGCGGGCTTGAGGCTGGTGACGGGCCGCTGCGCACCGCTCTGGACATTGGCGGGCGCGTGGTCAACGGCAAGCGACAAGGCGGTCTGGTGGGGCTGCACAGCACGCAGGCGGAGTATGTCCAATCAATGCGGGCCGCGCTGTCGCCCACAAACGGTGTTGGGGTTCGCCGGATCGTGACGGACCCGCTCACAGGAAAGCAGCGCGCGATCAAAGACTACTGGATTGGCCAGGATGGCAAGCTGAAAAGCACATTTACTGCGCGCAACAAGCAATCCGACGCTGCCATTTTCCGCGCCATTCGTGACGGCACAACTTTGCCACAATCCGCGATTGATAGGGCCGCGCAGGGATACTCAAACAACCTGTTGCGGCAACGCGGCGAAACAATCGCCCGCACCGAAACGCTCAAGGCATTGAACGCCGGGCGGCAAGAGGCGCTGGACCAACTGATCGAAAACCCGAACAACGATGTGCGGGCTGAGGATGTCGTGAGGGCGTGGGATTCCACGGGCGACGGCAAGACGCGCGAAACACACGCAACGGCAGACGGGCAGGTAGCGGCGCAGGGCGTGCCGTTCACGGTTGGCGGTTTTCAAATGATGTATCCCGGCGACACGAGCCTCGGGGCACCTGCTGGGGAAACCGTAAATTGTCGATGCTATTCTGACGTAAGAATTGACTTCTTCGCGAGGTTGACCTGATGGCCCGATACACTTTTGCCACGCTGGACCAGTGGACCAAAAAGACCGAGCGCCGAATTGACGCCGTGCTGAAGGACGCAACGCAATCCGTCGTGGCCGTGGCGCAAGTTTCACGGGACAAGGGTGGCCGAATGCCTGTCATCACAAACACTCTGAGGGGCAGCCTTCAATCGTCAATCGCTGGCGGGGCGTTCGCTGAGGGCGAGGCGTCGCACATTCTGGTTGCTCCACAAATGAAAGGCGGCGACGTGGCAACATTTACTTGGACGGCAGAATATGCGGCGGCAGTCAACAATGGCAACCGAGGCCGCCCCGGCGCGCACTTTGTCGAGGGCGCCGTCGATCAATGGACCGCTATCGTGCGGGCGTCCACGGCGAAAGCAAAGGCGCGGGTCAGATGAACCACAAAGACATTAAAACAGCCCTGCGCACGCGCCTTGCCGCCACGCCGTCCGCCCCGCCGATTGTATGGGGTGAAAACGCGCCGGGTGTTTATGATACGCCGTCGCTGCAATACGTCACGCCGGATCCGCCTTATTGGTTGGCGTATTTTACCACCACGCCGCCTGAGCGTTTCGGCCTGTCCAAATCAAGCCGGATGGTCGTTCGGCTGTTTGTGGCGGTCTTTGTGCAAGAGGGCACGTTCGAGGATGAAGCCGACGACCAAGCGCAGCGCATCATTGACCAATTCCCCATTGACCTGATACTATCCGCCGGAGACGGTCAAATTCAGGTGACAGATATGGGCGACCCACAGCCGGGCGCAATCGACGGCGCATACTTTCGCAAGAACGTGTCGATCCGCTGCCGCGCAATCTTTCAAAGGACACCTTAAATATGGACAAGAAAACACACCGCGCAAAGGCTGGGCCGATCACAGGCGCGTACATCGTTACAATGCCAACACCGACTGGTAGCACGCCTGCAATGATTTACAAGGGCGACGTGCCAGAGAAAGGCGCGGTCATGCAATTCGCAATGCCTAATGGCGTCACATATTCCGGCACGGTGGCCGACGCTACCGAAGCAGGTGGTGAAGTTCTGGTTGAATTTACATCGGGTCTTGTCCCGGTCCTGAAATAGGCATCCCGCCTATCCACGCTCATGAAAGGAAAATATCATGGCACTTACTGAAGGCATCGGCGGGTTTCTGTCCGTCTCGGCACCTACCCCAGCAACCTTTGACGCATCCGGATATGCCGCGCTGACGTGGACCGAAGTGGGTGAAGCATCCGAAATCCCCGAATTCGGCGCGGCTTATTCTGCGGTCATGTTTACGTCTCTCAAAACTGGTATTGAAAACAAATTTCATGGAGCGTTGAATTACGGTTCGATCACAATCCCCTTGGGCTATGACTCCACCGACGCTGGTCAGATCATCTTGCTTGCTGCGCTGGCATCCAAGGATGAAATCAGCTTCCGCGAGACGCGCAGCGACGGCACAATCCGTTATATCATGGGCAAAGTCATGTCATTCCCGCGCGGCCAGTCGGTCGGGTCGGTCAACATGGCAAGCTGCAATATCGAGTTCACGCGCGCCGACGTTGAGGTCGCCGCACCGTAATCCTGCAACTCCGGCAGGCTAGGGGGGTGAGGCGTGGTTAACCGCACCCCCCGAATTTAACCCAAACCAAAGGACACAAACTATGGATTGTTTCGACTCTGTATCCGCATCAGAGGCAGGCGCTTGGCTGCACCTGACCAACCTTCGCACAGACGCGCCGGCATACGTCACAGGCAAGGACGGCACTTCCGACTTGTCCAAGCCTATGCGGGTGAAATTGATCGGCATGGACGCGCCGGCGGCAAAGGCCAAGGAGCGCAAGCGCGCAACCAGCATCCTGAAGCGGCGCGGCGGCAAGATGGACTTCGCCAAAATGACCGAGGCGCAACTTGGTGCGCTGGTCGACGAAGGTCAGGAGGGGACTGTTCAAGCTGCCGTTGATCAGACAATCGGCTGGGAAAACCTAAGCCTTGACGGCAAGCCCGTGGAGTTTTCGGAAGAAGCGGCGCTTGCGATCTATCGCAAGTATCCGTCGATCCTTGAAGAAGTGACAGAATTCTTGAAGGACCGTGCCAATTTTTTCGCACAAGCCTAGATGCGCTTTGCCTCTGGGCGCGACAACACGCGTGGTTATGCGCGCAGCCGCAGGACATAAAGCAGACGCGTTGGAGTTTTTTGGAGCGGGCAAATGAAGAACCGGACTTTCCTGAACTTCCATTTCGTGCTTATCTTGCGGAATGGCTGATGGATGTCGGGCCGGTCATGCAGGGCGGGATGGGGCCGGTGGCCCTGTCCCATTTAGAAATTCAGGCGTGGGCAGCAAATGTAGGGCTGCGGTTTGAAGGCGACGAAGCGCAATGGCTGCAAAAAATGAGCGGGGTTTACGCCAGTGAATTGTTCGAGTCGAATGGCAAAAACACACCCCAGCCGTTCCGGGATTAATCCGCATGGATGATATGGCAATGGTTGGCCTCGGGGTTGACAGTCGGGACGTGCGGAAGGCCAGCGGCGATCTGGATCGCTTTGCTAAGTCCGGCGACCAGGCTAGTGGATCCGCAGGCCGTGCGACAGGTGCAATCGGCGGCATGACCGCCAAGATGGTTGTGGCAGCGGCAGCGGCAGCGGCACTGACTGCTGCACTGGCTGCTGGCAAGTTTCTGAACAAGTTTGTTGATGCCACTGTCGAGGCTGAAAAGGCGCAGGCGCAGCTTGGCGCGGCCATTACATCAACAGGCGGCGCGGCGGGTAAAAGCGTGGCCGACTTGAATGCGCACGCAGCGGCGCTTCAAAAGGTCACAAATTTTGGCGATGAAACCATCAACGCCATGCAAGGCGTCCTGCTGACCTTTACTCAGATTAAAGGCGACCAGTTTGACGCGGCCACTGTTGCAATTTTAGATATGTCGCAGGCTTTGGGCAAAGACCTTCAGGCCTCCGCGCTGCAAGTCGGCAAGGCGTTGAATGATCCTGTCAAAGGAATGGCGGCACTTGCCGAAAGCGGAATCCAGTTTACCGAGGCGCAGAAAGAAATGGTCAAAGGCATGGTTGCGGCCAATGACACAATCGGCGCGCAGACAATCATCCTGGCGGAATTGGAAAAGCAATTCGGCGGATCGGCAGAGGCGGCGCGGGATACGCTTGGCGGTGCGTTAGATTCGCTGGGCAATGCGTTTGGCGATTTGTTCGAGTTGTCCGGGCCGGGGTCTGAAAACTTGCGCGCTTCCATTGAGCGGCTGACCAAAGCCGTAGCGGATCCTGCATTTTTCGCTGCGGTGCAATCCATTGGCACGGCGCTTTTCGCTGCGGCTGAAATAGGCGTGGGGGCTTTAACTGCGCTATCCGGTGCGTTTACGTTTGTGTCCGAAAACATAGATACATTGGCGGTGCGATTATAGGTCTTGTTTCAACAGCTATTCCCGGAGCAATTACGGGGGCTTGTCGCTATGACGGGCGGCATGTCTGCGGCGGGCATA